TTTTAAATTACTGTCTGGGATCTTTCTCTTATAAATCACTATATGACAGACACACATCCTATTTTAGAACGACTCTATTCAATGTTTGCCTCAAAAGCAAACACGCACTCAACTGACGTTTTGCAAGAACAACTATTTTCAAGGGTTATTGATTTTGTTGAACGTCAGGATTGTTTTAATAGCATCGCTTGGTCTTCAATTGAAAATGGCCACTCAATAAAAGATGCTATTTCTGATGTCTATTTGTATATTACAAATGATCGACCACTTCAAGTCAATAAAATTATAGAGTGTGAGTTGTCAGAAAACTATGATGCGTTCTCTGAACATAATGCAGTTCTTGAAGAACAAGACACCTATCACCTGAGTCTAATCATTGAATTTCGTAAAATTATTTTTGGTTAATATGACAATAGAGAGCATTCGTCAATATTTTGCAGATCAATACTCAAACAAAAATTTTGTAGTTGATAAGAGTGGTGTCACTACGCTCGAACTTGTAGGCGCAAGCTTTTGTGCAGATGAGCCGAGCATCTTTGGAGAAATCAATGATGACTATATTCAGCGTGAGCTTGAATGGTATCTTTCGATGAGTCTCTATGTCGATGACATTCCAGGAGCAGTTCCTAAAATTTGGAAAGACGTCTCAAGTCGTGATGGCAAAATCAATTCCAACTATGGCTATCTCATGTTTAGTTCAGAAAACTTTTGTCAATATGAGAATGTGCTTATGGAATTGACTCGCTCACCAAACAGTCGCCGAGCAGTCGCGATCTATACGCGACCAACCATGCACAGCAACTGGTGTGTAGACGGCATGAGTGACTTTATTTGCACAAATGCAGTGCAATATCTCATTCGAGACGGCGCTCTTGAAGTTGTCGTACAGATGAGGAGCAATGATATTTGGGCAGGTTATCGTAATGATTATGCGTGGCAAAAGTATGTTCAAGACAAACTCGTCTATGATTATAACTGTGGTACCAAAAAAGCCGATAAGATTGTCCCAGGAAATATTATTTGGCAAGTTGGCAGTCTACATGCATACGAAAATCAATATTATTTGATTGATCATTATTCTAAAACTGGAGAATTCTACATTTCTAAAAAAGATTATAATATTTTGTATAATAAATCTTAATGACATAGAGTTTGGTTATAAATACCTAAATGGGATATGTTTATAAATTTACTCACATCGATACTGGAATGTATTATATAGGAAGTCATAATGGAAAAAAGAAAAACTATAGTGGAAGCGGTTTAATTTGGCAAAGAGCAAAATTAAAATACGGTATAGATTCTTTTACTAAAGAATTGCTATATGAAGGAGATTTTTATAGAGAAGAAGAGGAAAAAATTCTTAAAGAATTAGATGCAGCAAATGATCCGTTATCATATAATATGAAAAATGAAGCATTAGGTGGTTCATTTCATGGAGAAAAAAATGGAATGTTTGGTAAAAAATTAACTGAAGAACACAAATACAAATGTGGAAATGGATTTAGAGGTAAAAAAAGACCAGATCATTCAGAAAAAATGAAAGGTGAAAATAATCCAGCATTTGGTAAATCAGAACATACATATGGTATAATTGAATGGGCAAAAAACAATGAAGGAAAAACATATGATGAAATACACGGTGAAGAAAAAAGTAAAATTTTAAGAAGTAAATTGTCTAAGAGTCAGCGAGGTAAAAAACATAATTTGACACAAAAGCAATGTCCTCATTGTCTATTAGTTGGCAGTGGCCCAAATATGTCACGATACCATTTTAACAATTGTAAAAAATATATTCAAGAACACTCGCTTTAATATTTACAAAATTTGAAAACCATATATAATAACATCTATGAAACATACTGGAATTAAAGTACAACAAAATAAAGTAAGACGTCCCGGCATTCATGCTAAGAGCAAGACTTCGCATCTCAAGCAGTCTAAACACTATAAAAAACCATATCGCGGTCAAGGCAAATAATCCTTATGAAAAAAGCATCAATAAAAGTTCTTGAGGAGTGCGCGGAACTGCAACTCAAGAAAAGTAATGACTATCAAAATCCTCATAGTCGTATTCGTCAAGCCGACTATTATCCACGTGGCGCGGCAAGTATACTTGATGTGATTCATGCAAAGGTACTGCGCATGTCAAGTGTTCTTGAGGCAATGGAAAATGATCCAAATTATACTCCAAACTTTGAAAGCATTGAAGACAGCGGAAAGGATCTAATTAACTATGGCAGCTTTCTAGTTGCGTGGTGTCGTGGCGGAATTGATGGACAGGATCCAAATCGTGACTTTTTAAATCGACGTAAGCAAGAAACACAAGCATGAAGATTTTAATTACAGGCTGCAATAAAGCACAGTGCACATACGACTTTTATCTGCAACAACAGCTACAGGTTGCAATGTGTCAATATAGTTTGCCACGTGCTCTTCGTGATATGGGTCATGACGTTGACATGCGTCCAGTCGTCGTAGGCGAAAGCCTTGAAGAATATGATGAGGTATTTGTATTTTTGCACAACCCATCTGGATTTGCTGGGTACGTGTACAACGCGTTGTGGGCGATATCACAAAAACCAAATTGTATTTTTGCATTTGACGACTGGCAAACAGACAGCATCTTCTCTGGAATTACTGCACTCGACGATCCGGCGAGACTGTTTAGATCGTTTGTTGTTGACAGCCATAAGCACATTCCGGAAAATATACAGTCATATCAAGACGCGTTTATCTCTGCAATTGAACGCATAAAGAGCAAAACAAATAGGATGCTCGTGCCAGCATTTTCGGGAGGTGACCTAACCTTACTCTTAGATTGGCCAAAGGAATTATTCTTTGGATACAACCCAAATCCATACCACCTAAATCGTCAACCTGCGACGTCTCTGTTTCCTGAACCAAAACAGCGGGTGTTTAATTTTGCAGGACTCGTTCAAGACAAGACTAAAAAGTGGTTGGCTAAACAAGAGGTGCAATCTACCGGCTGGCCGCTAAAACAATATGGCTCTCGTAAAGACGGACAGGACCGGGTTGTTGAAAGTGAAATGATGAATATCTATGCTTCACAATGGGGCATACTCATGCCTGGATATTTCCATGCTGGGTCTGGATGGTGGAGAGCCCGTCCTCTACAAATTGCAGACGTCGAGTCTATTTTGATTGGTGAGCCAAAGGAAATGATGTTGTACTACAAGGATGAATCACTCGCAAACCTGCGCGCTATTGATATTGCAAACTTGTCTGACTCTCAACTAGAAGAAATTGCTCAGGCACAGCGAGCAGCAATTTACCGCAATCATCCACTCGATAAAGACGTCACGCGTCAAGAATTGAATGCAGTGCTAAAATTTTGATTTACTTTTAGCAGAAACAATATATAATATACCAAAGAAAAAATTATGTCATCAGTATTAGAAAAACTAAAAAAGAATTGTCGTATCAAAGAAGCTGAAGTACTTGCAGAGAGTGCATTTTATTCAGACAAAGACATCACAAGTACGAGTGTGCCTATGATTAACGTTGCCTTGAGTGGCAGCATTGACGGTGGCCTTACAAGTGGACTCACCGTACTCGCCGGTCCGAGTAAACATTTCAAGACTAGCTTTGCACTTCTTATGGCAAGTGCATATCTTAAAAAGCACAGCGACTCTTGCTTGATGTTTTATGACAGCGAATTCGGCAGTCCTCAGGCATATTTTGAAAGCTTTGGTATTGACACAAATCGAGTGCTTCATATTCCAATTAAAAATATTGAAGAACTCAAGTTTGATATTGTAAATCAACTTGAGGGGCTTGATCGTAAAGACAAAGTTATTATTGTAATTGACTCTGTTGGAAACCTTGCATCTAAAAAAGAACTTGAAGATGCAATGAATGAAAAGAGTGTTGCTGACATGACTCGCGCAAAAAGCTTGAAAGGCTTGTTCCGTATGGTCACTCCATATCTCACCCTTAAAAACATTCCACTACTTGCAATCAACCATACCTATCAAACTCAGGAAATGTTTAGCAAGGCTGTAGTCAGCGGTGGTACTGGCATTACCTATTCAGCTGACAACATCTGGATTCTTGGTCGTCAGCAAGACAAAGAAGGCACAGAAATTCAAGGCTATCACTTTATCATCAACGTTGAAAAGTCTCGATTTGTAAAAGAAAAGAGCAAGATTCCGATTAGTGTAAGTTGGGAAGGTGGCATTCAAAAATGGAGTGGACTTCTCGACGTCGCTCTTGAGGGTGGATATGTAGTAAAACCAAAAAATGGTTGGTACACTGCCTATGACCCTAAAGGTAAGGCAGAACTTACTGGAAATCTTCGTGCAGCTCAAACCCTTACAAAGGATTTTTGGGAGACTATCTTTACAAAGACCGACTTTGCATCATACATCAAGAGCAAATATACAATTGGCTTGAGAGATATGATTGACTCTTCATCAGACGATTTTGATTCAGAAGAGGAGGATGCATGAAGACACTCGCTGACTATATAATGCTTATAAGGAGAGCAATGCCTCTTGATATGTGTCAAGAACTTATCAAAACATATGATTCGGTAAGTGAAAGCGACCCGCAAAAAGTCTATCGTAAAAATAAGATTTTAGACTTTCATGAAATTAACATGTTGAATCATGATGCATTTAAGGATTTTAGGGTGCCTATGATGCAGCTAATGAAAAAAGTAAACAATCATTATTTAGAAAAGACTGATAATATCTTAAGAGACAGATTGCCATGCTATGAACCACTCAAAGACTTTGAGGCTCCTCGTATAAAGCGTTATGAACCTGGAACCGGAATATTTGATTGGCATACAGACCACTGTGATATACCATCTAGCAAGCGTGCTGTTGTAATGTTTTGGTATCTGAACGACGTTGCTGAAGGCGGAGAAACAGTCTTTGATATCGGAACTGAAATTTCTATAAAGCCTGAAGCAGGAAACGTCTTATGCTTTCCTCCATACTATATGTATCCACACAAAGGAGCGACTCCAATTTCTAATCCTAAATATGTAATATCTTCATATGTCTGGCTTCCAGAAAAATACGGAAATTCATGTGACTAATTATGCCAAGTGAAATTATAGACTATCTTTTCGTGGATGATCCCACGAATGACAAAATTTATGCAGTTAAACTGAGAAGTGGAACCTACTCAGACGTTATATACAAATATGGAAACATTCGCTTTGAAGAAGATAAAGATAATGATGTTTGTAGATTGCGTTATGCTTATAAAATTATTTACAAACCAGAAAATCTTGTTAATATAGACTTAGATGAAGATGTTGACTTTAAAAATTATATTGGCGACGTCTTAGAATTTAAAATAGGAAATCATGGAGAGCAATCTTGAAAATATCATAATCAATAATCTTATTCACAATGAAAACTTTTGTCGTAAAGCATTACCGCATCTAAAGCCAGAATATTTTGAGGGTGAGAGCCGACTAGTCTATGATTGCATCCTAAAGTTTATTACAAAATATAATAAGCTTCCAAACTCTACAGCACTCGCTATTGAGTTTCAGGGTTCAGATGAGATACGACACCAAAAGGCACCAGAGGCGCTCGCTCACATACAAACTTTGCAGTCACCTCTCGCTGTAGAGAGTG